AAATTAACCACTGTGTTTGTGCATTTTTTGCACAGTGGAAAATAGCATAAACCTTGTGTGCAAAACGAACAGCGTCCCATTTAAATCCTTTGCCAGCATCTTTTCGGCGACTGCGAACTGGGTCGTTGCTCACATCTCCATTGGCTTTTGGCACTCCCTGCCATTGAGTCTTGAATGCAACTAATTCTGAACTTGCTGTGGCTAAATCATACACAGATAAATTGGTTGCTGATTCCAAAACTTTGCATGCTTCTGCATATACTATCAGTTGAACCGTGCTAGGCCAAGTTTGCAAAAAAGTTTGAATCATTCGCTGCCCATATTTTTCATAACCAGCAGCGTTAAAAGTGGTACATACAGAGTATTTCATGTGAGATATTTAGTGATTAACAACATAGCCTATTATCCTTTGCAATGTGCTCTAAACAGCAGGCCTCCCATGTTAGCCATGCTATCTGCATTGCGGTGCAATGGGATTGCCACGCAAGAATGTAGTATGGATTCGGATGCAGTATTATTATGGTCGTCACTGTGGTTTGGCCGTATGGCAGCAAATCGACCAATATACCAACACTACAGAAATTTAGGCAAGCCAGTGATATTTGTTGACATTGGCGCACTCAATCGCGGCGTGACCTGGAAAGTAGCTGTCAACAGTATCAATGCCACAGGGTATTACGGGCATGAAACAAATTTAGATTGGGACCGCCCGGCAAAATTACAACTGAAATTATCAACGCTCACAAATGCAAAATCACATGTGGTAATTGCAGCTCAGCACACACGCAGTGAACAAGTGAATGGAATCCAGTTGGAAACCTGGATAACAGAACAAATTCGATCTATTAGGAATCATACAGATAGACCCATACATATACGTCCACATCCACGATGTCAATTGAACACTGGTAGTTTTAAACAAGTCACCATCAATAACCCTGTGGCTCTTCGGGGAACGTATGATAGTTTTGATTTGCCATTGGATTGTCATGCAATTGTAAATTATAACTCTGGGCCCGGGATACAAGCAGCCATAGCAGGTTGCCGACCCGTGGTAGATCAATCCAGTCTGGCATATCCAGTTGCAGTAAATATAGCAGACATTGATTGTGCGTATGTGGTTGATAGAAAGCAATGGTTGGTCGAAACAAGCCATACCGAATACACCATAGAAGAATTACAACAAGGATTATGGCTAAAAAGATTAGAACCAGCACTGGCATAATAGACTGTGCCTGTGTGATACACAGCACTGGATATGATTGGACCTATGTGGAACGATTGTATAACATGCTTACTAGGAATTTGCCCAATGGCATACGGTTCCATGTGTATACCGAACACGATCGTAGTGTGCCACCTCACTTGATCAAACACATATTACAAGATTGGCCAGGTATAAGTGGTCCCAAACGATCGTGGTGGCACAAATTGCAATTGTTCAATCCCGAGCATCATGCAGGCAACCTGCTGTATTTTGATCTAGATACTGTGATTGTGCGAGATGTCAGTTGGATTACTCAATTGGATTCTAGTTATTTGTGGGGTATCAAAGATTTTAGATATTTGCAAAATCCCGTGAGATCTTCCATCAACTCCAGTGTCATGTGGTGGAATGTGACAAAATTTGCCACAGTATGGGATGATTTTAAAAACACAGACGTTGCCATGACCACACGTCGGTATCCGGGTGACCAGGATTATTTGTCAGCACAAGTGGGACACAACAAGATTCGATACCTTGACCAGGATCAAATAAAAAGCTGGCGCTGGCAATGCATGGAAGGAGGCTATGATTTTCAGCGTAAAAAGCACCGATTGCCTGGCATCCCAGCACAGATCACCGGCGATACGTCTATAATAGTGTTTCATGGCACTCCCAAACCCCATACAATTAAGGATAACCTGGTAACAGAAAATTGGAAATAACCGGTTGACCGGTAACTGTAAGTATGTTATACTGACTTCATAGTTAGAACACAGGAGAATTGTATGAAGAAAACTGCAATAATTGCTCTGATTGCAATCAGTGCTGCTGGTACCTCCCATGCTTGGGGTCCTACCGAACAGGCTGGCCTGGCAGGGTTATTTCTTGGAGCAATAATTGGGCACCAAGTTAAATCCAATTCTGAACAACAGCCCAATGTTGTGTATCAACAACAGCCCAATGTTGTGTATCAGCAACAGCCCAATGTTGTGTATCAACAACAGCCCAATGTTGTGTATCAGCAACAGCAGCCTGTTGTGATTTATCAGGGTCGTCATGCACCTCATATGGATCGGTTGCCACGCGGATGGTGTGGGGTGTTAGGGCAAGATCAATACGGAAACAGGGTGTCAGTTCCTTGCAATTGAGCAAAAAGTGTGGCAAAAAAGCCACACATTGCAGGTTGACTGTCAATGCACAATTTGCTATAATAGAAGCTTAGTAAGTAATTTAATCCGCACAAAAAGGAGCCAACCATGAGTGCCATTCGTATTAACAAAGGTGAGTATCGTAACAAACCCGTTCACGGTACCACATTTTCTTTGGTGTCGGGCTTTGCTTCCGGCGTCAAAGGCAATTATGTAACCGTGAAAAACAACGGTATTTTTCCCAACTGCCCGGATACAATTCGTATCAAGGTAGATAATATCAGCGACATTGAATATGTAAATGGAGACACAGTGCCAGCCAATACACTAGCATTCACTAAACCTGCACCCGTGGTGGCAGCAGAAACAGACGAACAAGCCATGGATCGTATCCGTGAGCGATTTGATATTTTAACTGAAATGACCAAAGCCACAGTGAGTGGTGACATTCGTGCAATGATTGTGAGTGGCCCCCCGGGCGTGGGCAAGAGCTTTGGGGTAGAACGAGAAATTGACAAGGCTTGTTTGTTTGATAAACTGGCCGGCAAACGATTAAAAGCCGAGGTAGTCAAAGGCAGTGCCACCCCAATTGGACTATATCAAGTGTTGTACAAGTTCTCAGACGAGAACTCTGTGGTGGTGTTTGATGACTGTGACAGCATCTTGTTAGATGACGTGGCTCTTAACTTGCTCAAGGGTGCCTTGGACTCTGGCAAGAAGCGTAAGATTTCATGGTTGTCAGAGTCCAGTGCTTTGCGGCGTGAAGGCATCCCAGAAAGTTTTGAATTCAAAGGTAGTGTGATTTTTATCACCAACTTGAAGTTTGACAAAATGAAATCGCAGAAATTGCGGGATCACTTGGATGCATTGCAATCACGTTGTCACTATCTGGATCTGACATTGGATACCATGCGTGACAAGTTGTTGCGGATCAAACAGATTGCCAGCGATGGCGTGTTGTTTGCAGACTACGATTTTGAGCCTGCCACATGCGACGACATCATTGACTTCATGCATACCAACAAAGATCGTTTGCGTGAAGTTAGTTTGCGTATGGCATTGAAGATTGCCGATTTACGGCAAATGAGCATGAACAATTGGAAACGGCTGGCCGAAACCACTTGCATGAAGAGTGCCTGACATGTACAAAATTTATGATGGCGAGTTGTTTTTGTTTGAAGTAGCAACAAAATACGAGGCTGACGAACATCGAGCATTGGGATTTCGAGTTGTAAGAGTATAGATAAGTCAGTTCCTTTTTTCCCGGGCATTGGTTGGCTCCGGCCCGGGCTTTATGACAGGTACCCTTAAAAAGGTACCTGTCCTTTTGACTTTTTGTTGCAATAAGTATATACTATTATTATGCCTCAACACATGCTGATCCGTTTTGGCCAAGACGGGGATTTAACACTCAAATTTCAAATACGTGATACACCTGTAGCAGAATTATGGGTTGAGCGTATGCAGGCCCGCAGGCATTACCCATTGGATCATCCTGACAGATTTTATGGGTTTGGCACCCTTGAGCAAGAACAACTTCGCGCAGTTGAGTACATCCAGCAATGTATTAGCACAATCAACGCACACCAATCTCTTGTACAAAGGCCGTTTGAGTACACACAGGACTGCCTCAATTACTTGCACCACATATTTGAACAACACCACGGACTGTTAGATCAACAGAACAGTGATTATTGGCTTTGTGCCCCGGAGTCGGTCAGAAAAGCACTGGCTGATTTAAACTTAGCTGTGCATAGATGTGAAAGCGTGTGGTCCAGTACCAATCCAAGATTTGTTTGCACCTGGTATGGCATGCCTAAAACACAACAACTGTCATTGGAATTGCAAGATCGATACACAGCCAATCAAGTTGAGTTTGGTACTGTGTATCTAAACTATTGTGAAATTGGAAAAACTGTTGAGGATTTGGCCAACGACAACGATAAGTACATAAGTGATGATGCGTTTCGACCATTTAGTCATTACAGCGCCGACTTTAATGTACAATTTCGAGATCAAGATCTTACAATCAAGTATGATAAAATTCAAAAGTATATTGACCAGCATCGTGACTTTTTTCTTGCTCACAACATCACAAGTGTGTATAATACACAAGCACGACCAATAAGATTACCAGTTGCAGATTTAGTCGACAACAGCAACCAAGAACACATATTATCCCAAATTGCACAACGGCAATGGGTACAACAAGTGACAATAGAATGAAACGATGCACCATACAAATTCAAGATGAAGTAAACATCAAGCTAGAGGGCATAGATTTGGATGTGCGTAAGGCCTTGGTCACAGCATTCAAGTATGATGTACCTTATGCTAGATATTTGCCGGCAGTAAGACTAGGTCGATGGGATGGCAAAGTCAGTTACTTTCAGCTGGGTGGTAGCACATACACCAACCTGTTGCCAGAAATCATGCCCATATTAGAACGCTACAATTACGATATTGAACTGGATGATCAAAGAGCATACTCTACTACCTTTGAATTTACACAAGTAACACAAGATACATTTGCCCACAAGACCTGGTGCAAGGGACATCCTGCAGAAGGACAACCCATCTTGTTGCGCGATTACCAAGTGGAAATAGTCAACAACTTTTTGACCAATCCACAATGCATACAAGAAGTGGCCACAGGTGCAGGCAAAACAATCATGACAGCAGCATTGAGCGCCTCCGTAGAGCCATATGGCCGGTCAATTGTGATTGTGCCCAACAAGAGTCTTGTCACCCAAACAGAAAAAGATTACATCAACCTTGAACTTGATGTTGGGGTTTACTTTGGCGACCGAAAAGAATTTGGAAAACAACATACCATTTGTACCTGGCAAAGTTTAAATGTGTTACTCAAGAATACTAAATTGGGAGTAGGTGATTGCACAATCCAGGACTTTATTGAGGGTGTGGTGTGTGTGATGGTAGACGAAGTACATATGGCCAAAGCAGATGCCTTAAAGACTCTGCTAACCGGTGTGATGGCACAAGTGCCAATTCGGTGGGGATTGACTGGGACAATACCAAAAGAAAAGTTTGAAAGCCAGAGTTTGTTGGTCAGTCTGGGTCCTGTTATAAGTAAACTGGCAGCCAGCGAACTTCAAGACCGCGGAGTGTTGGCACAATGTCATGTGAACATTGTGCAGTTGGTTGATCATGTGGAATATCGAGACTATCAAAGCGAGCTTAAATACTTGTTAGAAGAGTCCGGCAGGTTAGATACCATGGCCGAACTCATACGCAAGGTAAATGAAACCGGTAACACTCTTGTGCTGGTTGACCGCACCGAGTGTGGTAGACAGTTGGTGGAACGACTGGGTGATAAATCTGTGTTTGTATCAGGCGCTACCAAGGGTAAAGAAAGGCAAGAACATTATGATGAAGTGGCTGAAGCAACAGATAAAATCATTGTGGCAACATATGGTGTCGCGGCTGTTGGTATTAATATTCCCCGCATTTTTAATTTGGTGCTTATTGAGCCTGGCAAGAGCTTTGTTAGAGTCATTCAGTCGATCGGCCGTGGTATACGCAAAGCAGAGGATAAAGATCATGTTCAGATCTGGGACATAACATCAACCTGCAAATTTGCCCGACGGCATCTAACCAAACGCAAGGTGTTTTATCGAGAAGCAAACTATCCGTTTACCCAGGAAAAGTTGGAATGGATGAAGATCAAATAATGGTTGACTTTGTTACAAAATTCCTGTATTATTAACACATGCGAATACTAACATTAGACAACCAACACTATGACTTGAATCAATTGCCTGAAGAGGTGGACGAGTTGAGATTTGCAATATTAGACAACTCTAATCCTGCTGATCCAGACTATTATTTTATCCCATTGATTTTTTTAGAAAGTTTCAGCAGCCCTGCCCTGGTGCTACAAATTGGTGACAACATTATTAAAATGCCCATGGATTGGCAGATCTTGATAGGTGAACCCGAAGTAGGTGATCTAGAAGTCCTACCATTGACATCAATTAATGATCGCGGATTTAAAGTTTTTCAGTTCAACCCACTCAGCAGTTTTAGACCCAGCTTTCCCAACATTGAAATTTTGGATGTTTACCATGAGGTGTCGTGGTATGCTCCAAAACTAAAGAATGGGCAAATGTTGGCAATACCCATTAGTGACGGACCAAAACCTGACTGTGTGTATTTTGTCAAAGATATCAGTCGCAACTGTGAGATTGTGGACTACAACAAAGCGTGGTGATATGGGATCACTAGTTCCAGGCGCAACTTACATATACGAACGTAATGAAGGCACAGTTTACGCTAGAGAAATAGGTGCCCATCCCAGCACACGAAAAGAAATAGGCCACGATTACAGTACATACGAAGAGAGTAGACTGATTGACAGTATTGGTGGCGGAATGAAAACACGACACGCTCGCATGATGGAAGACAAACTGTGGGGAGAAATTAGAAGAGCCGCCAGGACAAATCCCACTTTACAAGATGCATTGGATCATGCTATAATGATTTATCAACTGACTAAACCCAATGAGTGATCGACTACACATTACCAACGAGATGCGACAACTGGATCGCAAGAACAGACGGTTTTACGACGAGCTCACACCCGACGAACGAAAACAGTTTTCTTTGTTTCCAATGATACGTTGGATGTCAGATGTGGACGGTAGTCGGGACTTGAAAGAGTTTTATGTGATATCCACCAATCAACGATTTAACAAACACTTTTTTGATCTACACAAACATCCCAAACTACAATGGCTAATGGCCACAACAGTAAGTCCAAACATGGGCACACCAAGACATAACTGGATTGGTCTTAAAAAGAAAGAACCCGGTGCTGGTAGCATCAAGAAACAATTGGCAGAGCTATTTCCGCATTATAAAACTGACGAAATTGATCTGTTGGCATCGATGACCACGAAGAAAGAACTTGATCAATACATCAAGCAATATGGTTGAAACTCCAATTAAATTTGTCTGTGAGTTTTGCAAAAAAGAGTTTGCACGTGAAACCAGCATTGCGGTTCACATGTGCGAGCCCAAACGCCGACGACTAGAACAAAGTGAACGTGGTGTGCAGTTGGGCTTTCAAGCGTATATCAAGTTTTTTGAACTACAACAAGGATCTGCTCGACTCAAAACATTCAAAGACTTTTGTGAAAGCTCGTATTACAGAGCATTTGTAAAGTTTGGTAGGTATTGTGTAAACACACGAGTCATTAACCCTGCACAGTTCATGATATGGTTGTTAAAGAACAACAAAAAAATAGACCGCTGGTGCAGTGATACAATATATACCGAATATCTGTTGTTTTATTTGCAAGTGGAAGCAGTGGCTGATGCACTGTCTCGAGCCGTTGAGTACGGCATAGATTGGAGTGAAAAAACCACACACCCGGCACATGATTGCTTGCGTTACGGTAACTCCAATGCATTGTGTCATGCAGTGACCACTGGAAAGATCAGTCCCTGGGTGATTTATAATTCAGCATCAGGCCAAGAGTTTTTGTCCAATTTAGACACATCACAAATAACAATGGTATGGCCATATATCAACAGCGATGTGTGGACCAAACGTTTTGCTAACTATTCATCTGACCAAGAGTATGCTAAAGAAATATTAAAACAGGCAGGATGGTGATATGAAAACTATTGAACTTGATCATTTTACAATTGGCAACAACCAACCATTGACTGTGATTGCTGGTCCGTGTCAAATTGAAGGCCTGGCTCATGCCGTGGCTATTGCGTCAGAAGTAAAACGCATCTGCAACGATTTAAATGTTCAATTCATTTATAAAAGTAGTTTTGACAAAGCAAATAGAACCAGTGCAAGCACTGCTCGTGGTGTGGGTATAGAACAAGGATTGGAAATTTTAAAAACAGTTGGTTCTCAAATTGGTGTTCCCACGATCACAGATATACACGAATCATCACAAGCCAATGTTGTGGCCCAATCAGTTGACCTGCTACAAATTCCGGCATTTTTATGCAGACAAACTGATTTGCTGTTGGCTGCTGGACACACCGGCTTGCCAATCAATGTTAAAAAAGGTCAATTTTTAGCACCCTGGGATATGAAAAATGTTGCTGAAAAAATTGCATCAACTGGCAATCACAATATCATGCTGTGTGAAAGGGGTCATAGTCACGGATACAATGATCTTGTGGTAGACATGCGCAGTTTACCTATCATGGCAAGTACTGGTTATCCTGTGGTGTTTGACTGCACTCATAGTGTTCAACAGCCCGGCAAGCTGGGTGACAAGTCTGGGGGAGACAGAACCATGGTGCCTTTTCTAGCCAGAGCCGCAGCGGCTACTGGATGTTTGAGTGCAGTTTTTATTGAAACTCACGAGAATCCTGACACAGCCCCCAGTGATGGTCCAAACATGATTCCATTGAAACAACTGAGAGGTCTGATAGGTCAGTTAGCTTTTATTCACAATAATGTTAGAAACTTTGTATGAGTGCTGATGTTGACTTTGCTAATAGAGACTATTACCAATGAGAGATCAACGTGTATTGTGTGTAGGAAATAACACCAAAGACACTGATGTTAAAACACAATTGCTGGCCATACAGTATAAGACTAAATGTCATGGCCTACTGTCTGACCTAGACAGTACAGTCACATTAGATAATATCAAAAATGTTGGGTATTATCATACCAGTGTATACGATATAGAATATGGAAAACTGATCGAGTTATCCAACCATTTTGATACAGTTATTGTGTTAGATCAACCTAGAGATCAATATTCGCATCCAGATGCATTCTATAAAACTATAAAACTAGCAAGAGAGATAAAATCGCGGACTCAGGTAAAATTTTTAGACCCTGGTTATGAAACTGCCATTGATTTTTTTGAAAATCTAGTAGTGGATAATCCAAGTTTTTGTATTTTTCCTTTTATTGAAGTTTTAACCAATCAACGAGATGACGGACAGACCACAGTGTGTTGTCGATCAACCACACCCATAACACATGTTGATAACATTGTTGATTTTGCCAGTGACAAAAATTACAAAATCATACGAAACAAAATGTTACAAGGAATTTTGATTCCAGAACATTGCAGTTCATGTTACAGATTAGAAGACAAAAATATTATCAGTGCTAGACAACAGGAAACAGTAGAATGGGCCAATCGACTAGGTATTTCTTCTTTAAGAGATCTGTCAGAAATCACGCATCCGGCCTATTATGAAATTCGTCCAAGCAATATATGTAATTTACAATGTAGGATGTGTGGTCCAGGGTTTAGTCAGTTGATTGGCAAAGAATATAAACGATTAAATCTTATTTCAGAATTACCTCCTACACAACGCAGTGATTTCAGTATTGTTGATTTTACCAATCTAAGAAAACTATACGTATCGGGCGGGGAGCCCACGGCCATGCCCGAGTTCTATGATTTTTTAGACACATGCATTGATAAAAATCGTGTATTTGAATTTTTAGTGAATACTAATGGTACCAAACTAAACTCTCGCTTCAAAAAACAATTAAAGCGGTTACCACACATGCAGTTCACCGTGAGTATTGATGGGTTTAATCAACTAAATCATTACATACGCTGGCCTTCTGAATGGACCAATATTGTAGACAACGTTCAATATCTTGTTGATCATGGACATAAAGTAAACATCAACACCACGGTATCAATTTATAATGTGACTGGATTGTACAAGTTATTCACTTGGTTAGATGATTCGTTTCCGGGGATCCTAATACATGCACAATTGGCAAACAGTGATCACGACTTGTTATCTGCACTGAGATTTCCAGATTTGAGACTAGCAAGAGATCGACTTTTACCTATAAAACAATTAAACTGTTATAAAAATGACGGATTGCTAAAAAGTTTCATTGACGGGGTTATTTCTCACTATGAGAGTAATCCAATATTGTCTCAGGACAAACTTCGACAATTTTTTGAATTCAATGATAAACTAGATCGATCTAGGAACATCCAACTGGAAAATTATATTCCAGAATTAGAAAAGTATAGGAACACATATGAGTGCTGATATTGATATTGACTTTGCCAATCGAGAACATATACTGAAACTGATTCAGTATACACCTGCACGACAAAGCAACGGAAAAAAACACAACTCGGGTGTGTATGTCACAGACATTCCTAAGGATCCTGTCAATCAATGTGCTGCTATAGACTACGAAACTGCCGAATCTCGTGATTATTTTAAATTGGATTTTTTAAACATGAGTGTGTACCAGTTGGTAAAAGATCCTGCACACTACGAAATTGTACTAGCAGCAATTCCTCCCTGGGAGAGATTGTGGAAAGATACTGCCTGGGCATCACAGTTGGCACACGTTGGAAACTATACCGAGTTACTAAAAAGCATGCAGCCAAATACTATTCCGCAGATGGCAGCATTTATTTCAATTATTAGACCAGGAAAATCACACTTACAGAACCAACCTTGGAAGACTGTGTTTAAATCTGTATGGGACGGGGACGACAGCAGGGGCTATACATTTAAAAAAGCGCACAGTTTATCTTATGCAATGCTAGTGGTATTGCACATGAACTTGCTCACTCAACCCGCCGTACCAGGGTAATTGACTTTCTCTTTGATTTCTTGCGGGCAATGTCTATCAAACTGCAAGTTGGACCGTGCAAAATTTCCAAATCTTTGTTTACAAAAGTCTTTAGTGTGGGGCGAAAACGTTCCCAATCTCCTCGTAAAAAAATATTAATTGGAATGCTGCGATTTGACTCCCACCACCAGGTATTTGCCAATTCTAAAAAGATCAGTTTGTCGGCCTGCTCCGACACCGCAGCGAAATCGTAGATAGTAGTAACAGCATCGTCTCTATTTTGCACTATGCCCACATACTCCGTGTTTGCATACATGCACAATGTGATAAACGGATACTTTTCCGTTAACTTGTCAAAGATATTATTTCCCATAAATATTGTTCATGTATTCCACTACATCATACTTATATCAGCAAATCACCAAGGTATTATTGATCGATACCAGCGGCGCCTATTTCACAGCGAGGTACAATCCAGTGTACGCAAAACAACTAACAATTAACAAGGGCGTGGATAACGTTCTTTTGTTTGAATTTATCAACCAGGAAGAAAAGCCGGTAAACATCACTGGCAGCACATTTGTGTTCAGAATGATCAGTCAAAATGGCGATGAATTGTTACTCAGCAAGTCGATGACCATTCTCAGTGCCGCACTTGGGCGTGTCAAGGTGGTATTGTCAACAGAAGATACCATTGATATGATAGCACAACCGGCCAGTTATTCTATCCAACGGTCAGCTGGAGACTATGTGCAGGCTGCATATACCGATGCAAACTCTGGCGCCAGAGCTGACTGTAATATTGTAGATAGCATACTACCACAATTTCAGGACAGCACAAATCTATCAATCCCAACAATTTATGGACCAGCATCGTGGCCATCAAACCCTCCGTCAGGATGGCCAGATTGGGCGTTGAGTCCACAACCACTAAACTATACACATACTACTGAATTTTATTCCAGCAACATACCAACTTACGGCGCCAGCATGACCACCATCAAGATGGACCTCACACATTTTACAGGAACTATCAAAGCACAAGGCGCCGATGACTATGAAGCAGTTTGGTATAATGTGACAGAAAGCACACAATACATGGATGCAACAGAAACTATATATCTCAATGTGGTGGGATTCCATCCGCTGATTCGCGTTGCATTGAATCAAAGCCAAGGCTGGGGAGCGCAAGCAACTGCACAAGTGACAGATGGAATAGTAACCGGAGTTACTGTGACTGATCCAGGCATGTATTATATTGCCAATCCCAATGTGTTGATTGTGGGCAACGGGTCGGGTGCTCAAGCAGTGGCTGAACAAAACAACGGGCTGGTCACTGGCATTACTGTTACCGATGGTGGAAATGGGTATCTGCCTATAACTTTTGGCAATACTACCATGGCCAGTGTGGTCATAAACAACGGAACTGTTACCAATTTGCTGTATCGTTGATTGCTTTTTGTCCGTGAATCTGTTATACTATACAGATGCTTGACATTGTCTCATACCTGCCCGCAAAAAGAAAACCCAGTCCTCAAGGCTGGTTAAGTTTCAATGCAGCATGTTGCGTCCATAATGGTAACAGCGTAGATCGACGTGGTCGTGGTGGCATAAAGGTAACTGAACAAGGATGGAGTTATCACTGTTTCAACTGTTCGTACACAGCCAGTTTTATACTAGGCCGTACAGTGAGTTTCAAAGCTCGGCAGTTGTTAGGGTGGATAGGTGTGCCAAACAATGAGATTGACCTGCTGAATCTTGAAAGCCTGCGGCACCGTAGCATACACGGTATCCTGGAAGATCGACAACGGGTGTTTAATACGCTCAGTAGTATAGAGTTTGAAGAGTCAGACGATTTCCCACCGTTCTCAGAAGTGATCACCCCAGAACATCCTGTATACTGGGATTACATTTGCAAACGAGGTGTACCCGAAGACTTTCCCGTAATGACATCAATCAAGCCAGATGGCATTCATTGGACTAGGCCGTTTGTGTTGGTTCCGTTTACCTATGACAACCGGGTTGTGGGGTGGACTGCTAGATTCCTAGATGACAAACAGCCCAAGTACATCAATCACTCACAACCAGGTTATGTGTTTGGCACAGACTTACAACACGCTGACTGGCAACATGTGCTTGTGATGGAAGGTATCTTTGATGCACTTTCAATTGGTGGACTTGCTGTGATGCATAATGCTGTTAGTGATAGTCAGGCAAGATTAATTCGCAGTCTCGGACGTGAAGTAACTGTGGTACCAGACCAAGATGTTGCAGGGGTAGCGTTAATTGACCGTGCTGTAGAACTGGGTTGGGCAGTAAGCATACCTGAGTGGCCCACGGGTTGCAAGGATGTGAATGATGCTGTGATACAGTTAGGCCGGCTGGGAGCCTTGCTAACTATAATGGCAGCTAGAGAAACCAGTCGAATTAAAATAGAAATAAGGAAAAAGCAACTTGTCAAAAGAATACAACAGTTATGATTCGGGAAACGCATCATCATATTGTGCTTGGGTTGGAAAATATGCAAACTGTTCCTTTGATTATTTTGCAAGACACAAAGAAGGTAACCCTATTGACTATAAATTCAATAGTTTAGGATATCGAGGTAACAATCACTACTCTAATCCAGACATATCTGTATTTGGTAGTAGTTTTAGTTTTGGAGTAGGGATAGAATTTAATCAATGTTGGCACCAACAACTGGGAAATTACCAAATAAACTGCTATGCACCTGCAGGATTTCTAGTAACAAACAATGACATTGTTGATCATTATCACCGGGCTAATATTTTGTCTGGAATTGTGATATTACAATTTAGAGAAGTTAAATATAATACTGCACAAATACTCATTCCCAACAATGTTAAGTGTTTTGTCATCGATGAAACTTATCACGATAATTTATTTGGATTTTCATATGATAGTTTTATAGACAAAGCGCAGGACAAAACACATCCAGGACCTGAAACACACAAACAATGGGCACTAAAAATAAAGAAACAGTTCAACTTGTGATCAGCCATCTTGAGGGGTGTTCGGGGAATTTTTTAGGAAGACTGTCAGTTGATAGTTACAGTAAATCTCAATCTCAATTCAGAGTTGATACTGATAGTAATGATCAAATTCTAGCTATCAATGGAATAGACAATTGGACACAAGAACTTGATCGATTGGTCAACCACCGGGTCGTGGTGACACATAATTTTGATCAACAGCAAATTTCAGAGTCTTTTCCAAATGCAAAAATCATACAAATATATCCTTACACAAATGTTGGCAATGTTCTGTATAATATTTGTTTCAAAAAGATAACCACCAAACTGGATAATTTGGTAGATAATCATTTGTTACATATTGTTGAATGGTATCAGCACATTAAAAAAAGACAACCTGTTCAAAATTGTGTAAATTTTTGGCAATTAACTGACCGACAGTTTGTTGAAAATTTATTAGAGATTGAATTTACTAAATCACAAGAAGAATTTTTTAATCAATATTGGAAACAACAACTACCCTATTCATTGAATATTCCAGGCGTTCCATTATCGATCAAAGAACTTGTGTTGTTTTGGAAAATTGAAGATTATTTCAATGATTGGTCAATTGCCTGGACTATTTTTGTTTATGAACTAATCAACCAACGGTCAGAATATCAAAGATTATGGTCTATTGATGTTGATAAATTTGAGTCCTGGAACACTCTGGAAAAAATACAAATTAGATACAACAATAATTTGACATTGCCTACTAATTGATAATATAATATACTATGCTTAAAAATTACGGACTTGACGTTCAACGACTATTTCTAGAAATGATGCTAGAAGATGCCACTGCCTATGTGCGTGTAGCCAACATATATAACCCGCAAAACTTTGACCGAAGTCTACGTGCTGCCGCAGAGTTCATTAAAGAACACTCAGACAAACACAAGACCATGCCGGACCGAGCACAGATTGCAGCCACAACTAGCGTTAAACTTGCACCAGTACCCGACTTGAATGACGGACACTTTGATTGGTTCATGGAAGAGTTTGAGGCATTTACTAGACGACAAGAAATTGAACGAGCTATTCTCAAAGCAGCAGATTTACTCGAAAAGAACTCTGAGTTTGACACCATAGAAAAATTGATCAAAGATGCGGTACAAATATCATTAACCAAAGACATGGGCACCGACTACTTTGCAGATCCGGCTGGACGTATTAACAAATATTTCAATAGTGGTGGACAAGTTAGTACTGGATGGGGGCAATTGGATCGACTGCTGTATGGCGGATTCAGCCGAGGAGAACTGAACATCTTTGCCGGCGGATCAGGCTCGGGCAAGAGTTTGGTCATGATGAACATTGCACTGAACTGGTTGCAACAAGGACTATCGGGAGTATACATTACACTAGAACTGTCAGAGGAGCTCACAAGTTTGCGTACAGATGCCATGTTAACCAACATGAGTACTAAAGATATTCGCAAGGATATAGATACTACTGAACTCAAAGTTAAGTTAGTATCCAAGAAGGCCGGCAAATATAGAGTCAAAGGACTACCGGCACAGAGCAACATCAATGACATTCGTAGTTACTTGAAAGAAGTACAAATACAAACAGGAATCAAAGTGGATTTTGTTATGGTTGATTATTTGGATTTGTTAATGCCAGTCAGCGCCAAAGTCAGCCCCAATGATCTATTTGTGAAAGACAAGTATGTGAGTGAAGAACTGCGTAACTTGGCCAAAGAGCTGG